TTGACTAGTAAAAGTTATTAAGTAGAAGTTTTCTTCTGGACTGTAAACAGACCTAAAGAACTCATTTTCTTCTTGTATAAATCGGATAATGTCTCTAGTAATGGTGTTACTTAGTTTTGTTATTGGTAGTGACTTTTGCTGTATAACTCTACCAAAACTTCTTAAGCCTTCGTGTGACAAAAATAAAACGTCTGTACCAGTATACTGCACTGTATCTCTGTCAACACAACCAACACCATTCACTGTATCGTACAACGACATTGTTGCTGGGGCTTCAGCGCCTTGGTACACAACAATGCTGTGCCTACCAAAGATAATTAGCATTCCGTTGTGTGCAGCTAATGCAACAATTTCATCATAACCATCAGGCCAAACCTTAGCTAAGTTAATAGAGCCGCTAGTACCGCCTGAGAAGTCATGACCAATCAACAAGTCAGACCAGTATACAGTAGACTTATCGTTGTTTACGTCAGCAACCCAGAGCCTACCAAAGGCAGCTAGTGCTTCATTACCGTACTTTCCTGTAATACCAGCAGCGCCTGAAACACTTGACAGTTTTACTACAGACGTGCCGTCGTACACCAAAGGCTCGTGTTGGTCTTGAAAGAAGTAAGCCTTGTTGTTAAAGTTTACAATCTTCCAGTTGTCAGCACTAATAGTGTAGCTACCGGGAGTCTCATCAGCAAGCGTTGTTGTACCGCTAAGTATCTTGTTGTTACCTACACTTAGTATTTCAGTATTGCCTTGACCGTCTTCAAACTCATGAACAGCCCTGATAGCATTGCTGCCAAGGGGCGTAGCAGAAGTAGTTGTTAAAGTATAACCTTTACGTGCAGCAATACGACCACGTTTGTCAATCACAGCGTTGTCTGCAACTTCTGCAAACGACGGATCTTGTGCCAACGGAGAGTCTTCAGTGTTAACACCTTTGAACGCCGGAGCCAGAAGATTAATACTTTTTAATTCTTGAGCCATATTAGATAGTCCTAAAGATCATCTCTTCTGGGTGCTTGGCTGCGTCAATAGCAATAGCGTCAGACAAATACTTATCAGCAATTTGGAAGTACTCAGCAGTAGAAGTACCGCCAGTTTCTCCACGCTCACGGGCCAACAAAGCTACAGCAAAATGTATTACTGGCTGTGAAGGTACAAGTAATACATCGGTATCATTAGTTAAAGCCGCTTGTCGCTTAACAACATCAAAACGTAAACTATAAACACCATCAGGGTGTGGGCTAACAAGTACTTTAGTATTGCCAGAAGAATCTAGGCCGTCAAACGTATAGTACTTAGGCGACCCAACAACACTATTACTAATATACAATCGGTCGTTAAACCAATCTTTAGTTTGGTACTCCATAAAACAGTTTTGAGTGTCGTTTATTACTGACATGACTTTTACGTTGTCGCCTGAGCCTGTTAGTGTCAACGAGTCACTACCAACTACCGACGCTGTTTCCTTAACAATTGTATCTCGCAACGCAGACCAATCAGCAGCCTCTTCTACTAGCTGTTTAGCATCGTTAATAAAATCACCAGCCATTTTAGAATACGTAGATGCATTTACTGTAGCTACTTCATCTTCTCTTAGACGACGTAATACATTATTCATTATATTTAAATATGTCATGTAAAATACTCTCTAAACAAACTGGGTACAATAGCTTCAGGAACTTCTACAGGCTGATAACCAATAGAAGTCATAAACGGTATAAATCTAGGATCAAACATGCTTTGTCGTGGTGCTGTACCGTCGCCATTGCCTTCACCGTCTCCTGTTCCTTGACCAGTACCAGTACCTCCACCGTCACCACCAGTAGAAATTTGATCAGTGCCGTCAGCACCTCCACCAAGTAAACCGCCCGGCAAAGAAGGCGCTATGACAATGTCAGGACCAGACGGTGCTGGACTTGTAGATGGTTCATCTTGTTCATCACGAACATAACCAGATTCTGGATAAGTTCCGGGAGTGTCAACATCCACATGCTCAGGAACACGATCAGGAGGAACAACATCACCGTTAGGCCCTAAAACTCTAACAGTACCTTCTTCATCAACCTCATAGTAATCAGGAATACCTGTTTCTCCGGGAGGCTCAGGTACTTCAAACTCTGGACTAACTAAATCGCTATAGTCAGGAACAACAGTGTCAGCTTCTTCTCTTTCTCCGGGAGCAGAACTGCCGCCACCTTCATCACCTTCTATTTCAGGATCACTCAACAAAGGAGGTAGTGTAATTAGTGTAGGATCAATAATTGTAGTAATTGTACCGTCATCTTCAAAGATAGTTTCTACAGGAGATTGCGTAGTGTCTTCATCTATTTGACCGGGATCTCCTAAAACTGTTTCTTGTTCTGTATAAATTTTATCTTTTAAACTTTCCCAATATTCTGTTGCTCCGGGAGTATCTAAAATAAAATTAGGTTCAAACTCAAGAAACTCTTCTGCAGTTATTTGACCAGCTTCGTACTGTGAAAATAAATCTTCAAGCTGTTGAAGTTCTTCTACAAGAAAAACACGATCGATATCATCAGAAGCTTGATCTTCAATATACTTAAGCTGATCTTTAATAAACTCATCCCAGCCTGAAAAAGCTTCGTTTAGTTCACTAAGTCTTCGGGCTTCGCTTTCAGAAATATAACTTAAAATGCCGTTTATTTCATCAGCATATTTTTTTGCATCTGAAAGCTCATCGTCGCCAAATATTTTATTTCCTACACGATAAGGCATTTACTTTTCCCTCGATACGCCCTTGGTTTTTTCATAAGAGCGCATAGCGCCAAGACCAAGCATACCCATCAGTACAGGCATCATAGTCTCTAGGTCAATCAGTGGTATAGTGACTTCAATAGCCAACAGAGCTAGTACAAAGTTGGTAAAAGGTATAACCATAAAGTTACCAGTCATGCCCAAGACACAACACCAGCCAACAGCAGGTCTCCAACCAGAGACAAACAAGGACTTATGTGCTGCTTCTACTTTGTTAACTTCTAGCTGTGCCTTAGCAAGCTCCTGAGCGTGTCTCTGAGCCATTGTAGCAACTTCATGGGCCAGCCTAGCCTTCTGGTCCTTGTCCTGTACAAACTTGTCTAGAAGCCCTGTGACAGGCCCTATGAGCGACTCAATCATCTAGCAAACTCCAAGATGCCAATAGCTACAGTAACGATAACAGCAATTGAGGCAAAGCCACCTGTCATCATCTTTTCTAATCTGTCAAAGCGTTGGTTGTGTGCGTCCAGTTGCATCTGAATCATTTGATAACGGATACTGCACTCACGCTCGTGTGACTCTAAACGCGATATAGCTTGCTCTAGGTCTGACATGACTATTCCTTATTATTTTGCTCGACAGTTACCTGAGCGTCTAGTTTACCAATTTCTACTTCTAATCTATTTAGCTGCCTGCGTAGCTCGTGTATCTCTATGTTGCGTTCTTCCAGAGCCATAATCTTAGCGTTCTGTATAAGATCGTCTGGTAACGCACCACGCATACCCAAAGGCCATTCACGAACAAACGCAGAGTTTTCCTGTATGTTCATGTCCTGTATTTCTTGGCTGTGTTCAACCGTAGTAATACGAGTGTCTAGCGTTACGTAAGCAGTAGTAGCCATAACGATGCCAGCACCAAGAGCAACTAAGTTCCTTAGCGGTATAGCGACCTTAGTGTTGTCATCAATCTCAGGCATTACCAAGGCATACCGTCAGCAGATACAGGATTCTTTTGTCCTTCAATGTTTGCTGTTAGTGCTGCTTCAGTGTCAGCTTGGTTTACTGATTCCCAAACCCAACCAAGAACTACTTCTTCTGTCAGGCTGTCGTAAGCAACAAAGTCATCAGCAGAGGCGTCAGGTGTAAAGCCACAGGTGCCGTATGTAGAAGCAGAGTAGTCTCCATCTACTTCAGATACACGCCAGTGTGCAACGGTTACACCACCGTCTGCTACGTTACGCTCAAGATTAGCTATAGTCCATGTAGCCATTAGTTTTCTCCTTTAGGCTGTATAGCCGTTACCTGCTGTAATTGCGGCATTAGCGGCACTCATGTCCTCGCCGTCCCAATCGTCTTTGGCAACCATAAGCTCAAGGTGAGCTACGTTACGGTCAACTGCGTCCTGTCGGTCATCAGCTTCCATATCGTCGTCTTGGTTACCAGCAACAATGTCGTTAATAAGATCTACGCTATGTCCCATAGCAATAAAGTCTTGTGTGCGTTCTTCAGCAGTTCTTGCTTCGTCAGTCATGAATAGACTCCTTAGTTAGATTCAAGTGTTGCGACTCGTGTTTCCAAGTCTTCAATTTTAGTCATTGCTTCTTGCAAGGCTTTAATAGCTTTCATATACAAAACACTGTATTTCACAGACTTCATTCCGTCTTTGTCTTCGCTCACAAGACCAGACATTCCTGAAGATTCTAACTCCTGAGCTACCACACCAATATGTGTTTCACCTGTTGAGTCAAGCGTATAGCTCCTTACTTGAACGGCCATGATGTCGTCAAGTTGAGATGACGCATCAACAACATTTGATTTCAAGCGTTCATCGGAAAGTGAGCCATAAGAGTTGTTTGTGTTGGTAACGTCTCCATCTCCAGCAACCCTGAAAACCTCAGTGGTAGAAGAATTGAAAGCAGTAATCAAATAGTTGTTGTTGTTGGCGTTTTGTAAACCTAAGCAGTTTGTAGAGGAAGTAGCTTTGACGCTTGACTTTGCGGTGTTTATTTGGGAAACAGTGCCAACTAGATAGTTACCAGAATTATCAAAAATACCCCGAGGATTACCATCACCATCTGCCAAGACGATGTAGTTGCTTGAGGTGCGGATGTCGAGGCTATTCATGTTGCCGTCGTAACGACCAATGATGGTGTTTTTAGAGCCTGTGGTAATAGCGGCTCCTGCGCTTCGGCCAATAGTAGTATTAAAAGTTCCTGTAGTAGCTGAAGTTAAAGCAAGATAGCCAACAGCAGTATTATTACCACCTGTAGTAATAGCATCGCCAGCACTATGACCAACTACAGTGTTTTCTGCCGACGTTGTGCTTGACGTTAAAGCGCTTTTGCCTACTGCGGTGTTGCGATAGGCTGTAGTATTAGAAGCTAAAGCGGCTTGCCCCACTGCTGTGTTTTCCCCACCTGTAGTATTTAAGCTTAACGCGGCATCGCCTACTGCTACGTTGGAAGCTCCGGTGGTAGTTGAACCTAATGAAGTATAACCGACCGCTACGTTGAAACTTCCAGTAGTAAGAGCATCACCTGCCAAACCACCGATAAGGGTATCTCTTGTGGCTGTGGTTACTTCAACCCCTGCTCTTGCACCTACGGCTGTGTTGTAAACATCTGTTGCAGATGTAAAGTTTTGGTTTGCTAATGCGGCTCTACCCACTGCAACTGAATTACTACCTAGCGTATCAGCACTAAGAGAGTCACTGCCTATTGCTACGTTTTTATTTCCTGTAGTTAAAGCATCACCCGAACGACCACCAATAAGAGTGTTTTCAGTGCCTGTGCTTATTGCATTACCAGCTACGTACCCAACGGCTGTATTGTAAGATTGTGTTGTACTTGTAAAGTTTTGGACTTCTAAAGCCGCATAACCAATAGCAACGTTTCGCTCACCTTTAGTATCAGCGCCTAATGCCTGACCGCCTATGGCGACATTTGCCGCACCTGTAGTAATGGCATCGCCCGCCCTATAGCCAAGAGCAGTGTTATTGGATGCGGTGGTATTAGACTTAAGAGCCTCACGACCTACGGCTACGTTAGTTCCGCCTGTAGTGTTTGACTCTAAAGCTCCTTCACCAACAGCGGTGTTTTCTGGGCCTGTAGTGTTAGCACTTAGCGCATTATTGCCTATAGCAGTGTTGCTGTTTGCTGTCGTATTGGCATTTAAAGCTGTTGTTCCAACCGCTACATTAGATGTTCCCGTAGTGTTTGAAACCATTGCGTTGTAACCAACGGCTACATTGTTAGATGCTGTAGTAGTTGCTCCTAAAGCACTTCTTCCTAATGCAGTATTTTGTGAGCCTGTAGTTATAGCGTCACCAGTAAGTCCGCCAATAAGCGTATTAGCTGTGCCTGTGGTAATTGATGCTCCAGCCGTAAAGCCAACAGCCGTATTATAAGAATCTGTGCTAGATGTAAAATTCTGAGCCGCAAGAGCAGAATTACCAATAGCGACGTTTCTGTCTCCTAAAGTGTCTGCCGATAAAGCCAAGTAACCTACAGCAGTATTGTTATTGCCTTCTGTTAAAGAGTCCCCAGTTAAACCACCAATTAGAGTATTAGTGACTCCCGTAGTGACTGATGCTCCAGCACCATAGCCGACAGCGGTATTATATGAATTAGTTGCTGAAGTAAAATTTTGGTCTCGTAAAGTAAATGATCCGATAGCGGTGTTGCGAGAGCCTAAAGTATCAGCGCCTAAAGCATCTTTACCTACTCCGACATTATAATCAGCATCTGTAAGGGCATCACCTGCTAATGCGCCAATAAGAGTATTTTGAACGCCCGTAGTTATATAAAAACCCGCATCCTTTCCGACAGCGGTGTTATTTGATCCTGTCGTATTAGATGTTAAGGCGCTTCTGCCTAAGCCCGTGTTGTCTGCTCCAGTTGTGTTTTGCCCTAAAGCAGAGCCGCCTACCGCCGTGTTATTATTTGCCGTGGTGTTAGCATCCAGAGCAAAAGCACCGACCGCAGTATTTTGTATTCCTGTGGTGTTTGCCGCTAAAGCTGATGTTCCTACTGCTATGTTGTTGTCACCTGTAGTAAGCGCTGTCAATGCGGCATCGCCAATAGCTACGTTGTAGTTAGCTGTTCCGTCTGTGGAGTCTAAAGCCGTATTACCCAACGCTACGTTAGACGTACCCGTAGGATAATTACCATCCAGCTTGATTGTGCCGCCATCGACTGACAAGCCTGCTGCATACGCATTGCCTGACAGGTAAAGGTCTTTGAAACGTGCGCCAGAATCACCTAGATCTATAGCATTGTCACTTGTAGCGTTACTGGTTATTGACCACGGGTAAAGAGCAGGGACACCATCTACAAACTGAACGCCACAAACTCCTGTGCCAATATTTAAGTCACCGCCTTGAGTACCAATACTACCGACTGGTGTGCCGTCCTTGCGGAAGCTAATAAGCTCTCCATCTGTATTCATGCGGTTTAAAAACAGAGGTGTGCCTTCATATCTAGCCACTTGTAGGTTGTCATTCGCACCGTCTAGCAAAAGACCAGCATGGGCTTGAGTAGACGAGTTGTACAAAGAATTATGAGTAGTTCCTATAAGGAGCTTCCCGCTAGAGTCGATGCGCATGGCTTCTGTTACTGCTGTAGCAAAGCGCATAGAGTCAGTAGCATGGTCGTAAACTAGTTGTCCACGTCTTGATCCGCCTCCAGTTGTTGCGGTATCACCAAAGTAAAGGTTTCCGCTTCCATCAGTAGCACTAATAATGCTAATGCCGTTATTGCCGCTAGTTGTACCAACAACTAAGTTGTCGCCATCACCACTAAAAGACGACGGACTGCTAGTTCCAATACCGACATTCCCAGTCAAAAAGCTATACGTTAAAGCAGAGCCATCACTAGTTATTGAGAGTCCATTTGAAACGCCTGACTGACCTGCTTGGAATATGTTTTGAGAGCCAGCGCCGGCCAAAACATTTAGCTTATAAGTAGGTGAGCTAGTGCCAATACCGACGCTTCCAGCACTTGTTATTCTAAGTTTTTCATCAGTAGCAGAAAGGCCAAATGTAAAATTAGCAGTGCTTTTGTGATCTATAAAATCCATTTGTGTTCTCCTGCTATGACCAAGCTACTGTTAGTTTGTTGTTTATGCCTTCCATTACATTAGTAACATTAGAGGCTACTGAAATAAAACCTGCATCGTCTGTGCCTGTTTTAACAAGACAGCTATTGCCGTTAATCACACCACTAAGAATATTGCTGGGAGTAGTAGGATTAACATAAATACAAGGTTCAGCTACATCTGTTTTAGCTGTGTTACCAACAACTTGGAAGTGTTGTACGTCTTCTATTGTAATACGACGCTCAGTGTTGTTACCATTAACAATTGCATTATTAGTTCCGTCTACTCTAGTTACGCCTTCAATTAAACCATTACCACATATTTTAACAGTAGACGCTCCGGTTGATCCAGAGTTTGAAAAAACAACTCCACCGGCAATGTGTGCATTATCACTAACTACAGCTTTGGCTGTAAACGCAGCGGCTGCTGAAGATATAGAGCCTATGCGCTTGTTGTTAGACACGTTAAAACTTTTAGTAAAGGCAGATGCGTTTGTAATTGCACCGTTAATGTAAGAGTTAACTATTGATACACTTTCAACAGTACCGCTAATTCCTGCGTTACCTGCTACAGGCAAGAGAACGTCTCCGTTGCCTCCAGCAGCTTTTAAGTAAACGTCGTCGATAGTAACATTAAAAGGCTGTTCAATCTTAATGTCTCCACGATCAACGTAGCCGTGTGCAAGACGTATGTCGTGTCCAATTGTAGAGTTAGGCAACATTAAGAAACTAACACCGTCATCTAAATTACGACAAGTTCCTTCTATATAAAAGTTTTCAATAGTGCAATGAACTGTATCTTTAATGCTTCCTCTAATAAATTTATTAACGTATGCAGTAGAAGCGTCTGTCTTTAAGAATACATTGTTAAAGAAAGCTTTGTTGCCGTTAGTTAAATAAATTTGAAGCAGTGAGTTATCAAGACCTGTTGTGTCAATAGTTGCACGAGCAGTTACGTCTACTGTTAAGTTTGTAACATTTGATTCTTCACAGCTTTCAATCCAGAATGCGCCTGAAGGATTACTAGAAAAAGACTGAGTAGAATCGTTAATAACTGTAATGTTACTAGCATTAAACTTTTTATTACGGTCAGCAGTTACACCACACGAGGCATAGTTCTTGCAGATAGCGTTAGATATGCTGTACTCACCACCAATAGCAAGGAAATTAAATGATCCCTGCGGAGCCGCTGTAGTGGACGAAAAGCTCATTGCTGAACCATCAACATTAAATGTAGCAGGCAATAGTCCTACGTCTTCTGCGTAAACATCAGAAACAATAGTACGTCCTTTGTGGGCAGTAATGTTATTGCTTCCGTCAAAAACAGCTTGGTAAACTGCAAAGGTTTGATGCGAAATGTTTTTAAATACACATCCCTGAATAACTGTAGTGCCATAAGAGTTTACACGTACTGCTGCGATACCGTGATGGTTTTCAAAACGACAGTTAGTTATGTGAGTCGTAGTTTCTTCGTTATTAGCATTAACTTTGAAGAAAGCACTTAGCGAAGGCTCAATAGTATCAAAGCCACCAAAGTCAGTAGTAGTGTCTGTCCAAGGCTCGTTACCTGATTTGTAGTCACCACGACCACCGTCAAGTACAATATTGTCTAACGCAATTGTCATGGCTGTTGTGCCAGAACCAGCGTCACAATTAAATCTACCTTGGTCTGAGTATGACGTACCTAACTTAAACTTAAAGTTACGCATACGACAGAATGCACCTTGATCGACATCAATGGTTGTTGTAATTAAGTAAGTTTTATTACCGCCGTCCAACCAAGCGCCTGATACAGCTACGGAGTCCATTGCTGTTTGTAATGCTGCTGTGTCATCAGTACTGCCATCGCCTACCGCACCAAAAGCAGCAGCAGAAATAGACTGACTGTCCACATATGCTTTGATCGACTGTTGAGTAGCCAATGCCGTAGCACTGTTGCTAGACATATCATCCTGATCAAGAATGTCTGTGATGCTTACTGAGCCTGTTCCGGATAGAGCGTCAAACTCTACAGTTCCTGTTACGTCGATGCCTGTGGAGGTGGTGGCAAGTTTCTCACTGCCATTAAACCCAAGGCCAACTTTTCCATTATCCAAAACTGAAATAAGTGTGCTAGTGCCTCCTGCATTCTGCACGTAAAAATCATCAGCAAGTATCTTGATGTCTCCGGCTCCAACATCTTTGATAATGCCGCTTGTTCCGTCACTATAGATCTGTAGTTCAGGCCCAGCACCGAAGATAGCCTTGTCGTTGTCGCCAAAGGTAATGTTATTTCCGTTAGTATCAAGATCACCACCTAGTTGTGGCGTAGTGTCTTCTACGAGTTCGTTGGTAGCGGCAACAGTAGTATCAACATACGCCTTGATCGACTGCTGAGTAGCCAATGAAGTGGCACTGTCACTAGCCATGTTGTCTTCATCAAGGATGCCTGTAATGCCATCTAAAAGATTAAGCTCTGTAGCAGTAGATGTTACGCCATCTAAAATATTTAACTCTGCTGTAGTCGCAGTTACGCCATCAAGAATGTTTAGTTCGGCGGCTGTAGAGGTAACCCCATCTAAGATGTTGAGTTCTGCTGTGGTTGAAGTTACACCGTCTAAAATGTTAAGTTCTGCCGCTGTGGACGTTACTCCATCAAGGATATTCAACTCAGCCGTAGTAGCTGTAACACCATCCAGCAGGTTAATTTCTGTAGCTGTAGCAGTAACGCCATCAAGGATGTTCAATTCAGCAGTAGTAGCGGTAACACCGTCAAGTAGATTAAGTTCTGCAGTAGACAGAGTTGCACCGTCTAGGATGTTAAGTTCAGCCGCAGTAGAGGTTGTCGCTAATGATACAGCGCCAGATGTAACTGAAAAGTCTGCTGAGTCAAACGAAGCTACACCTTTGTTAGATGCAGTAGCGTCTTCTGCTTTAATTACAATTTCATTGCCTGTAGCAGAGGTATCAATGCCTTCACCGCCCGATACAGTCAGTGTTTCAGAGTCAAGGTCAATTGCAATCGTGCCTGAGTCAGTAGTGACATCAAGGTCTTGTGCTGTAACTTGTGAGTCAACGTAAGCTTTTACGGACTGTTGTGTAGGAACCAAAGTTGCACTATTAGACGACATATCGTCTTCGTCAACGAATGCAGTGACGCTTATAGTCCCATCAGAAATAGTTTCAAAGGTTAGGGTTCCGGTAAACGTAGGCCCTGCTGTGTCAGCTTTGGTTGCAATAGCAGTTGAAATCGCATCAAACTCAGTTTCAAATTCAGCGCCACGAATGATTTTATCTGCGTCGCCTGAAGGTAGTGAGTCTTTTGCTGCAAAGTCTGTAGTCTTAGTATAATTAGACATCGGTAAGTCCTATTGCAGAGAAGAAAAAAGGAAAGAAAAGGGGCCATTGCTGACCCCCTTGAGTTCGTTACTCTGCAATTGCGAGTACGAAACCAGCTTCAGGACGATATACCTGAACACCGTACAGGCAGTCAGCCGTGTACAGAGTCGAGAGGTATTCCTGCTTGTACTGAGTCTGCGAACGTACAGCTTGCTGTTCTGCCATGACGATAGCGTCAGTGTGGAACAGAAGTGCCGCACGAGTATCAACAGATGATGCAGTGTTGTCAGCCGCTGCTTCGATAGTTCGGCAGTTAGCTGAAACGTAGATGTCTACACCGTACAAGTTTCCGATAAGACCAGAGTTTACAGCTTGACCAGTTACGAAGTCAGAAGACACGTATCGGTCAATACCCATGATGGTGTTACGGACAGAAGGAGGAATAACAAGTGAACGTCCGTCCATAGGTACGTTGTTGTCATCAAGCTTCTGGATCATGTCACGGAAGAACGCATCAGTGAACACGTCAGCCGCTACAACAGTGTCGTCAGTGTACTGAGTAGTAGTACCGCCGTCGTTAAAGAAGCAACCAGTGTGCTGATAGTCAGTAGCTGCTGGGCTAAATACAACAGCACCACCGTCACCGAAACCAGTACCCGCTGCGTGAAGGTCATTGTCAACCTGCACTGAAAGAGCGTAACCAGCATCTTCAGTGTAGAACTGACGGAGGCTAGAAAGCGCCTGTACTTCAACGATGTCTTCGATCAAACGTGAGTACTCGAAGTGACGGTCGATGTCAACAGTCAGTTCGCTCTCAGTGTTTGCAATGATAGTAACTGCAGTGTCAGCAGCCTTAGCATTTGCATCGCCACGAGTTGGCTTTGGAATGTGAAGCTTGTCGCCCTTCTTACCTGTCATGGCAATCTTCTTGACAAGTGGAGCCATCTTCAGGTTCTTCTGGTAAGCAGCAATGATCTCGTCACTCCAGATTTCTGGAATAAACGTTGCCGCTTCAGTCTTTGCAGTATTACCGGCTGCACCCGGATAAGTTGCAGTAGCCATGTCAATCTCCTAGATTATTTGACTCGACCCTCCGCATAAGCTGTCATAATTTCATCGGACAAAGCTTGATAACGATCAGGGTCATCTTTCATTAGTTTAATAATGTCGGCCCTACGATATACCTTCTTACGACTACCTTCAGCACTGCCTCGTGCGTTACCTGTATTTGCTGCCTTAAGTGTCTGCTTACGTGCCTGTTTTTCAACTTCGGCAGTTTGTTGGGCTACTGTCTTCCGTTCTTTCCAGAGTGAGAAGAGTTCGTCCGCAGAGTCAGCATCATACTGCTGGTCAGCAGCTACAAATAACTGAGTCCTAATCTTGGAAGCTTTAATCCACTCAGCAAACTTTGGATCACCAAGAATCTCTTGCATGTCAGGATGCTTACTTTGAAGCATAGCAAGAGAAGCTTGTTTTTTATACTGCGTAGAGTACTGTTCTGCTTCTCTAATCTTAGGATGATTCTCAATAGCACGATTAACGGCTGCTTGAGGGTCTGTAAAATAGTCTATATCTTCTTCAGGCTCAACGTGTTGCTGTTGAGGTGCTGGAGGTTGTGTTTGAGTAGCAATGTAATCATCTACAACCTTACGAAGTTCGCCTACTTCAGAAGACTGACGACCTAAAAGCTTTTCAGCTTCTTGGTGCATTTGTACCACTTCTTCTAAAGACTTACCTTGGTACTTCTCTGGCAAGCTAGGTTCTTCTACTTGAGGTTGCTCAACTTCTGCTTCCGCTTCTTGTTGAATCTCATCAACTTCGTTTTCAATGGTGTCCACGTTTTCCTCTTCAGGTTGTGGATCAAGCATCATAGCTCGTGACATAATTAAACTCCGTGATTATAATCATTGTGGAGATTTGTTTTTTCTACCTGCTTTTTCGTGTTCCCTAACCCACTTCATGTGCTGACCGGGGAAGTCCCCAGTAGAACCGTCAAGGTGGAAAGACGGGGCAGATACCAGTTTAGTAGCATTAGCGCCACAACCGCACCTACTGGTTGTAACGCCAGACTCTACCATTTCTTCAAAGACATGTCCGTTAGTACAACGGAAGTCATATATTTTATACATCTACAGGCTCTTCAGCTTCTGCTTCTGCTTGATCGCGAGCAGCTTCAATAGTGCCTTGTAAATTAATAACAGTAGCGAAAGCAGCTACTTGACCTTTACGGAAGTATAAATCTTCCTGATCTTTTACTGTTTGAATGTCTGCTAACTGCGTTGCGTTGTTGGAAAGTTCGCTAACGAGTTGTTTGAAACCTTCATGATTAAACAATTCATTGTAATTGTTAAAGTATGTTTCAAGCTCGGGTGTCATAGTTTCCTCTAAAGTTTACTGTATAGTTATATTATACCATACATTTTATTAAATGTCAAGACTTTTTAGAAGTTTTTCTTCTACGGCCTGACGCTGTTACTGCATGTTTAATTTTAGCTGGTCCTGTTTTTCGTTTAGCAGATGATTTTTTTTCTGCTGCGGTCATCTTAGCTGCAACCGCTTTAGGTCTACAAGAAGGGTAAGGACGTTTACTCTTGGTAGCTGACTTACGACCGCAAGGCTTACCCGTTTTAACGTCCACCCAATCTTCTTTAAACCATTTAGTAAGACCACCTTTGGTTTTACTCATAAGTTCCACCACGTTTTTTATACTCTTTAGTCAACCAACCTGAAGCATAAGCACTGGGCCAAACTTTATATTTACGTTTAGCCTCTGCTTTAACACGAGCATACAATGCTTTGTTTTTAGGTGTTGGAGACTTGCTTTTTGTTTTTGGCATGACTACTTCTTCTTTTTTCGATTAGTCAATGTACGTTGACCACGTTTAGGTAGTGCAGGCTTTTTCTTTTTGGGCTTCATTGATTTCATTCCATAGCCGGGCATAGCTTTCTCCTTTGCTGTCTTAGACAGGTCTTCAAAATGGAAAAGTTTTACAGATGTTTTTCCGTGGGTTTTACCTGAGTGTAACGACCCATCAGGCATCTTATGCGTACCGCCTGTATATTCAGTGCCGTCACGCTTATAATGTTTAACTCCTTTAGCCATTACCATTTAACCTTATGCGACCAATAACGCGCAGATAGTTTACTGGGATTTGCATCTTGGGCATTGTGACGGGCGTAGTAACTTTTTTTCCGCGCTTTGTCTTTTGCGCTTGTAGGATTCTTGCCTGCACCTTTTACTCCTTGCTGACCAAAACGAATTGTTTTAATTTTATCGCCTTGTTTTGCAACAACAACGTGAGACTTAGTTGGATGATTAGGCGTCCTCTTTGGTTTGTTGAACCCGCTTACTCCTGCTCGTGCTAGTCTTGGATCTTTCTTTGCTGGCATTACTGAGTTCCTCCACTTGGCGTTCTAACTGGTCTAGGCGCTTCCACTGGCTGTTGAACTCTTGGTTGACTCTCTGCAGAAGCAGGCGTAGTTCGTGGTCTGTTAACATTTGTTTTACCTTCTATTTGTTTCTCTTTAAGGAGAGTATCAGCAACACGCATACGTCGCTCAAACTCTTTGTCTTCAGCGTCACCTTCACGAAGGTTTCG